AAGTTATTGCCCAGGTCCCGCAGTACGACGTGGGCATGCAGATGTGTGAAATCGCCAAGCCTGCGATGGAAATGGCTATCCGTGCGCGTGTGTCTGCAAGTACCCGCGTTTCCTTTGAATGCGTTGACGAGCACCAAGTACCATGAGGGGCGCTAAGTGCAAAATGCTGCGCCGGTTCCATTGGACCGACAAGCCTAACGGGCGCAGTCGCACAATCAAGCAACTAAAAGTGGAATACAAAAAAGGTGTACCGCTAGGCGTATGCATTTACTACCCACGCAAAGGGCGCGATTGGCGCTCGCTATAAGGAACCTGCAACATGACAGCCATTAAATCGTTCAAACAAATGCGCCTAGACGGCGACACCAAGCGCGGCGAAGCCATCCAGGCGTTGAGCGCTGTTGAGTTGTGCGCGGTGTACACCCAGTTGTTGGCGTTCAAATGGACGCCTGCGCAGATTGCCGAGCTTCTTGGCAAGCCAACGGCGCATGTCAAGATGATCCTCGACCTGGCGGGCGGTAACACTGACGTGCATGCAATGGTGCAGGCAAAAGCTGTGAGCCCTACCATTGCAGCCGAAACAGTGCGCAAGCATGGCGACGCAGCAGGCAGCGTGCTCAAGGATCAGTTGGCCACGGCTCAAGCTGCCGGTAAGTCAAAGGTGACCGCAGCGACCACCAAGCCGAAGGTGAGCAGGCCGACAGAGGCACTGTGGTGCGAATTGTTCGACGCACTCGAAGACGCAGGAATCCACGTAACGGATCAAGAGTGGGCGTTGCCAATCAAAAATATCATGCGACAGATTGACGCCATTTATGACGGTGTTGACGTACCGTAAATAACGGCATAGTATCGGCGCATAGCAACCAACACGGAGTACCGCAACATGACCATCGTGACCAAGCAACCCGGCGAATCTGACGAAGCGTTTCGCCGCCGTGCGTTCGCTGCAAACCGTGACCCATTCGTAGCCAAGCCTGATGAACCCTTGCGCGTATACGGTGCGCGCACCACGCAACCTTCGACGGCGCCTATGTGGGGGCAAGGCGTATGCGCAGCAGGGGAATGCAGCGAGTGCGTGCCGTTCATGCGCACCGCCAGCCCAATGCCGCTTCGCACCAAGGCGCCAAAGGTCTCGCTGCGCTGGCATGCGCTGGCGGTGCTCGCTGTTGTCATGACAGTTTCTGCTGGCGTGTGGTTTCTGTCATGACACGCAGTAAGAACGCCGAGTACGTGAAAGCGTACCAAGCGCGCGAGAAGGCCAAGCGCGACGCAATGGGGGTTGTTGACGTGGTGATCCCTTTGCCGGCCAGCATCAGCAATATGGCCAAAGAGGTGTGCAAGCGCGATGGGTTCGAAAACATGACGGAAATGCTATTGACGCTGATCCGCAACGCCCACGCCGGTACGCCGGTTGCAATACCGCCGAGTGGTTTCGTGCCGAAGCAAAAGCACCTGGCCAAGATCGGCAAGCCCCAAAGCTGCAGCGTGTGCAAAGCCGTCGGGGAAACATGTATCGAATGTGAAGGAGTTGAATCATGAAAACTGAGAAACGTTTGCGCCACTGGCTGCACATTATCCTGGCGCTGCTGACTGGCGGTCTGTGGCTTGCTGTGTACGGCATCCTGTTGTCTGTTAACGAAATGAATAACCGCGTTGTGCGCGGGTACAACCAGGGCTGGAAAGATGCCCACGTAAGCGTTGGCCAGCGCAACGCGGGCATGAGCTGGCAGGCGCTAAACCGCAGTAGTGCAGGCGTCCCACAAGCTGCAATGTCGGCAGCCGACGCAGCAGAATGGACATGGTTAAACCAAAAGCGCGCCAACGGTGGTGTACTCACTACAGATGAACAGCGCGACTTCGACGAACTGCGGAGCCGCTTCGCATGATCCCCTGCGCCTATGATTCTGGCCGTGACGCCCGGGATGCTGGGCGCACCAAGAACGTGAACCCCTACCCGTACATGACCACGATGTGGGCCTGGTGGCTCGCTGGGTGGAATGACAAGGACATGAAGCGATGAACGAAATACCCCATGTTGTTTTTAATTGTGCGCAGGAAGAAGCTGACGACATTACCTTCGCTACATCTTTCCCCGACGCCGTGCGTATTGAAATGGATTTGGTCGGCGTTGGTGGTTTCCCTTCTGTCATATTGAACCGTGTGGACGCCACCGCCCTGCGCGACTGGCTCAACGAGGTGCTAGCATGACCCCATCGAACACCCTGGAGCAATGCGCCTATGACCGTGGCTATCAAGCACGCGGCAAGGGCGGTGAGTGCGAGAACCCACACAAGCGCGGCAGCACTGCGCATTACTGGTGGCTCGCTGGTTGGAACAAACGCTGCACGGAGCTTGACGAAAATGAAAAATAGTCGATGGTGGTACGACGGTTTTAACTGCGGCAACCAACGGCCGTGTGATGCTGCTGAATCCAAGTCACCTTACGCACCACGCAGCCCAAAAGACCTTATCTGGCACGAAGGGTTCAAAGACGGCGTACAGCGCTGGAAAGATGAACAAGTTGACACGCTGCCTGACGCTGTGTAACCATCCGTTTGTCATGTTGCCGCTGCGCTTGAAGCCCCTCCTAACCCGAGGGGCTTTTTTATGGGAGCTTGACAGACCGTAAATAACGGTAGACGATACGCAAACATTCAACGCAACGAGGCGAACGACATGACATTGCAAGAACGTATTGAAGCAGCTATCAAGCGTGTAACCAGCGGACAAGCACCAATGCGCGTACCAGTAGAAGAAACCGACGTTGATATCGTGCTTGGTGACTGCGCTGCAATGATCGCTGACCTGCAACAAAAGCTGCGCGAACATGCGTTGATATCCAGCGAAATAAAAACACGTTTCCGCGATGGCACCGAACGTTACGAGCAGCACTATGCGTACCCGCAGGGGAGGGTGGAGCGTGCGCCGGATGGAACGCCGCTTTACGGCACCACTGTTTACGTGGAGCGCCCAGCATGACACAGACAATAGTTGAAAAGGTGTGCAGGGCGCTCATGCAGCGCAACCAGCCTGCGGCAGCATATCGGGAACGCTTGGCGATTGACCTGGCTGCAACCTATGAGCCCGTTGTACGTATTGTTTCTGGCAACGTGTATGTGGCGCCAAGCAACACAAGCTATTTTGTGACAGTTCCGGCTGACCAAGAAATTGCCAGGCTGCGCCGTGAGAATGAACAGCTCAAGAAACAGGCCAAGTGTTCGCATGGTCCGTGGGCCGATAACAACACCTACTGCACGTCGTGCGGTTTCTACGATGCTTCGAGGGCGCAGTAATGGCAGGCAAAGCACGCGGCGAAATGTGTGAAAAACACCCGCAGCTTGAAGGGCTGCGCTATCTGCCGGCCTGGAGCTGCGTCGGTTGCACCAAGGAGAACAGTCGACGCTTGTACAAGCTGCGCACCGTGGAAATGCCGAAAGAGTTGGCAGCACTGCGGGCGAAGCTGGAACGCATCCAAGCGTTGGCATTTGATAGTGAGCTGGAGCGCGACAACGCGTTCTGGTACATCGACGAAATCAAAGACGTTTTGCAACCACTGTCCGGCGCAAGCTGGCACGAGAAATAGGGCGAACGACATGACCAAGCAAATAACCTTCCCCCGCGAACTGTCCGACGAACTGGCAGAACTTATCGCAACCCGTGCGCGCATTTGCGGCGCTGGTGCGTTCGATTTTTGGGAAGCCATGTGCGAGCAGGCCAATGGCGCGTCAAGCGAAGTGATTGCGCCCGCTGTACCGGAAACGCCTTTCACCTATATGCGTGTCGATGTTGACGGCAATCCTTATCGATGCAATGCGGCCGACCATGACGACGCATTTCCAGTCTACCGCAGGCCAGGCGCCCAGCCCCAGGGCGAGGGCGAGCCGGTGGCGTGGCAGTACATGACGCACCCAACATGGGACAGGGGCGCCTGGCCCAGCAAGTGGAATGACTGCACAAAAGAAGCGCATGACGATTACGTTCGCGTCCCCATGGTTGCCGATTGGGAGTACCGAACTCGAAAACTCTACGCCGAGCAGGCCGCGCCGGTAGCGGTGGTGCCAGATCGTGACAGCCTGCGAGACATTGACCCCGAAAAGGAAATGTTGCGGCATGAAGTTCAACGACTGTGGCGCGAAGTGGCAGACCTCAAACTCGACAAGTCGTGGCGTGACAATCCGGACAGTATGGGTAGGTGATCCGCATGAAAAAGCAGACCAGTGAGCGCGACATCGAAATATTTAAACGTGTGCATTCCGGTGCTTCATACGCATCGGAGGCGAGACGCACAGGGTTGTCGGTGGGGCGAGTACGTCAGATATTTTTCAAGGCTGCAGGTAGAGCAGGTGCGCCAGGCCGCAGCCTGCAGGATGCACGCAACACGGACCCGTCCATTCAAGCGCTGACGTTTGTTCATCTTGCCCGCCGCGAGCAGTTGTACATGCTCGCGGTACTGCGCAACGTCTTGTAACCCCCATCCGTTACGTGGGACACTCGGCGGGCCAAGTTCAAACAAACCAGTAAAAAGCCCGAAGGGGTCACGGCGCCGGTACTGACCGGTGGAGCTTGGCAGCTATCCGTGACCCCTTCGGGCTTTTTCGTTCAACTATAAGGCACATGACAATGCTCAATACCTACAACGTGGCACGCAGCCATGCTTAGAACAGCACTGGCGGGTATGACCGCCGCCCCTCAATGGTTCGTATGGCGCCTGACTTGGGTTGCCGCCGAACGCAAATACCACAAAGTGCCCATCTGGCCTGATCGCCGTCTTGATCCTGAAACCGGCCGCATAGCTGGCATGGACGCCCAGGTGCCCGAAGCCTGGCGCACATACGATCAGGCCGTCATGGACCTGGCACTGCACCAAGCCGCATTTGACGGCGCCAAGTACGCGCTGGGGTTCATGTTCACCGAGGGCTGTGGTTACTGGTTCCTCGACGGTGACGAGTGCGTGAGCGAAGACCAGACCACTTGGACCGCCCAGGCCGTCAAGTTCTACAACGAGCTGCCGGGTGCGTTCTGTGAGTACAGTTCCAGCGGTCGCGGCTTGCACTTCTTTGGCCGTGGTCAGGTGCCAGAAGAACACCGCACGCGCCCAACGCGCGAATGGCTCGCCGCGAACCCTGGTAACAAATGGGAGTTCTACAGCGGGAAGCGCGGTGCGTGCCTGGGGCTCACTGGCCAAGCCTGGGGCAACGCCGATACTGACCACACGCTTGCGGTTCAACGCATGGTGCTGGACATCTTCCCCCGCGACGCGCTCGCGCCAGGCACGCACCTGGGTGACGGTCCGCGCGCCGACTGGAACGGCCCCACCGACGACGGTGAGTTGATCCGCCGCGCCATGGCAAGTCGTGGCGGTCGAAGTGCGCTTACCGGCTCAGCATCGTTCGCTGACCTGTGGACCCGCAACGTAGCCGTGTTGGCCAAGACGTACACCGACACCGGGACCAAGGGCGCGCCGTATGGCGAATCCGAAGCCGACGCAGCGTTGATCGCACAGCTTGCGTTCTGGACTGGGTGCGACGCGGCACGTATTGAACGCCTCATGCTGCAGTCGTCCCTTGTGCGGCCGAAGTGGTACGAGCGCCGGGGGAACGAAACGTGGCTGCAGCTATCAATCCGCGAAATGCTCCCGCGCCAATCCAACGTACTGCAGGACGCACCCGTGCAACAGGTGCTGCAAGTCGCCACCACCATCCAGGCATCGACCACCCGCGCCCAGTACCTGCAGTTGATCAACGAAGCCGAGGACGACGCGCAGATGCGCAACGAGGTGATACCGGCAATCGCGCACGACGCCAGCATTGAAACCCTTGACCGCGACTTCCTGGCCAGTGCGATCCGCACGCGCTTCAAGGAATGGCTGTTCCCCGTGTCTATCAGCGATTGCCGGGAAATGGTACGGGTGCGCAAGGTGGAAGCCGACGACGCGCCGATGGTGCCCGAGTGGGCCAACCAGCATGTGTACGTGCTCGCGGCCGATGCGTTCTTCGACCTCAAGTCGGCTAGCATGCTTTCGCGTGTGGGGTTCAATGCCCAGTACAACCGCATGATGCCCCAGCGCCCGAACGGTGATCGCGAGGACGCAGCCAAGTGGTGCCTGGAACGTTGGAACGTTGCTACCGTGACAGACAGCATGTACATGCCCGGGGAGCAGCCCGTGTTCCGCCAAGAGGCACGGTGGCTGGCTAACACCTACAGCCCGACCAACTTGCCCGAGGTTGCCCAGCACTACACCCAACCTGGCCTGGACGGCATTAACGCCTTCCTACGTCACATCCAGGCGTTCTGCGGCAACCGGCCCGAGGTGTACACCAACTTTATCGACTTCCTGGCCTGGTGCGTGCAGAACCCCGGGCGCAAGGTGCGTTATGCGCCACTGCTCAAAGGTTGCCAGGGTGACGGCAAGTCAATGCTGGTGAGTGCGCTTCGTGCTGCCATGGGTGACACCAACGTGGGCAGTATTGGGCCGGCGCTGCTGTGCGCTGACTTTAACGACTGGGCAGAAGGTACGTGCGTCACAGGCTTTGAGGAAATCATGATCACCGGGCGCAAGCGTTACAGCGTGGCCAACAACCTCAAGGAGCCGATCAGTAACGACCGGCTGTCTATCAACCGGAAGGGTACGACCTTTGCACGCAACATCGTAAACGTTACCAACTATCTTGCCTTCACGAACTTTGTGGACGCGGTGCCGCTTGAAGACAGCGACCGTCGCTGGTGGGTGATCTTTTCCCCCTATAGCAGCATCCAGTCATTACGCAGCGCGTTGGGCATGTCAGCCGAACAACTTGTTGCGCATTTTGATTTGATCTTTGCCAGCATGAATGCGCAGCGCGGCGAGTGGCGCAAATTCCTCACCGAGTATCAAGTCAGCGAAGCATTTCGTCCAAACGCTGGTGCACCACATACTGCCGAGAAGATCGAAATGCGCAGCAGCGGCGAAGACGCTGCTGAGGCCGTGGCGCGTCAAATTATCGAAGGCGGGGCCGTGGGTGTACATCCGTCCGTTTTAAGCTCCAGCGCGCTGACAGCGGCTATGAAGACCGTCTGTGTGCAGGACGGGATCGAGATACCGAAGACGAACACGCTCAACCACATGTTGAGTCGCATGGGTTTCTCGCAGATGGACACAGTGCTCAAGTGGGACGGGAAGACGCATCGCATTTGGTGGAAGCGTGGGGAGCTGGGCAACGCAAGCAACGAGGGCATCCGCATGCTGCTGGACATGAGCAAGAAAGAGCAGCAGTTGCGGTTGCTGGGGCAGTAGGTAAAAAAGGTTACAAGGGGTCACAAACCGTTACAAACCGGCGACCACTTGTAACCCTGCTAAACCCCTGATTTTCTTACTCTTTCTTCTCTAAAGGTTACAAGGTTACAAATAAAAGATATACCGTATGTACGAGCAGAAAAAGAAATAGAGGTATGAGGTGGTGGGGTGATGATACGACACAGAATGTTTTTTATATTATGCCGTAATGGTTTTAACAAACTTGTAACCTTGTAACCCGAGTGCTAAGTGCTTGATTTTGTTGGGGTAAATGGGGTTACAAACATTTTCGGCTTCTGTAACCTTTTTAGCTGTGAGGCGTGGTCATGAGTAAGAAAGCTATTTTTGCGGGATTGTCGGAGAACCAGAAGAAATTTACAGAGCTATTTTTCATTTCTGACGACGCAACAGACGCATATCGCAAGAGTTACGATTGCAGCAAGAAATCAGACCAGACGGTTAAAGGCGCAGCGTGGCGATTGAAAAACAAGCCAGCGGTTAAAGCTGCGTTGGATAAGCTGCGTGCTGGCAGCGACAAACAGCTCATGATGGGCATTCAAGATGTCATGCAGCATTGGGTGGATATCGCAACGGCTGACCCGAACGAACTGACAAGCCACCAGCGTCGATGCTGCCGGTACTGCTGGGGCCGTGGTCACCACTATCAGTACATCGACGAGGAAGAATTTGCATACGTCCAGGCCGAGCGCATCGACAGCAACGCACGCGCCAAGCCAAAGGACCGCATGGCGCTGCCCGAGAACCTGGGAGGCGTTGGGTTCGACTTCACGAAGCGTCCGCACCCAGAGTGCCGCAAGTGCCGGGGCGAGGGTATTGGCACCGTCTACATCCACGACACGACTAAACTGACGCGCCAGGGGCGCCGGCTGTACGCGGGCATTAAGCAGACGCAGCACGGTATCCAGATCATGACCAACAGCCAGGACGATGCTCGTACCAACATCGCACGGGCGCTGGGTATGTTTACGGAACGCGTGCTGGACGTGACGCCAAAAGATGGTGATGTGATCGCAACACTGCCAACCGATCCAATCGAAGCGGCCAAGGCATATCAGCTCTTGATGAAGGACAGTAAATAACGGTACGATGGGCACTCACACAACGGGGGCAACATGACATGTGCAAATACGACTTTAGCAGGGGACCACACCAACCGCTTCGACCCCGTGATGATCCACCCATGAAACTAACGCCCTACGACCTTGGCTGGAACGCCTGGCTCGACAGCAAGAGTCAGGACGACAACCCGTGGGCCGAAACAAGCCACAAGGGGCATATGTGGATGCTGGGCATGATCCACGCGGAGAACAAAGCAGACGCGCACGGGCTTGACAACACCGAGCGTAAAGGCAGTAAATAACGGCACTCACACAACGGGAGCAACATGACATGGCAGAACGTAAGCAGCACGTACCGACTCACCCTGACCATTTCGATTCGTCAGGCGTTGACATACCTCTTAGCCAGTTGTGCTATGGGCCGCTTGGTAACTTGCCAAAGGTTGCAGCACCAACCGACGTAGACGCATGCCGCAATGCCTGGGAAGCCAGCGACCGCGCTGTGCCGTTCCCAGATTACTGGGCGGGCTGGCAGGCTGCATCAGTGCTGATCGCGCAACGCAGCGAACTGGAAGCCGACCGGCGCCGGTACTATGAGTACCTGACCAATGCGCAACACGAAAACACTGTTGCGCTGTTTCAAGACGAAATTGCAAAGCGTGACGCCAAGATCAATAAGTTGATGCAGCCAACCCTAAAAGGTGAGGCGTTCAAAAAGCTGCGCTTGGAAAACGAGGAACTGCGCAAAAAGAACACCGAACTCGAAACCGCTAACAAGTCGATGCGCGCACTGATGCGCAAGCGGTTTAAACAGCACAAATCAATTGTTGGAATGCTGAAAGGTAAACCACTATGAGCACCAGCGCAGACATCGAACTGACCATGGCAGCACTCAAGGCGTGTGGCTATCGCACCAAGCTACGGGAACGCTGCGGCACCCAGTGGGTGGACGCGTGTAACGGTCTGCAAGTGCGGTACGTCCACTGGCACCCGCTGACCAACATCACCCAGGCCATGCAGTTGCTGATAGAGGCGCCTGGCAACGTAACGATGGAAACGGGTAAGTACGGGGTAAGCGCGTTGAGTAGCCACGCCGGACGCGGTGACGTGCTATACGCGTTGCCGGCTACTGCCCAAGACCTGATCAACGCGCAGTGTCGCGCAATCGTTACAGCCATCGCGGGGTTGCAGGTATGAACGCCTGGTATGTTGCAAGCGTTGTTCTTGCTGTTCTAACGCTCTGCAGCACTTGGCGCCATACTGTGCCAAGTGCTGCGCGACGACTGGCTGTTCGCTGCCACGGTGCTGACAGCGCTTGCCGTATGGTTTGACCGCATTGGCACCGAGCGCGACTTCAAAGAGTTCTTGAAACGATGACCTACGCGATGGACTGGAAAAACCCTGACTACGCGGCGATCTTCCAGCGCCGCGTGGAGGTGTTGCGCCGCCTGCGTGCCAACCCATCCCAGGTGCCGTTGCTCAAGCTGCACTACAAGCACAACCCCATCGACTTTATAAACGACTGGGGGGTCACGTATGACCCGCGCCTGGTGGAGCGTGGGCTACCTGCTGTCATTCCGTTGATCCTGTTCCCGAGGCAGGAAGAATTTTGCGATTGGATTATCGGCATGTGGCGCGGCGGCGAGTCAGGCTTGAGCGACAAGAGCCGCGACATGGGTGCCAGCGTGGTTGCAATGGCGTTGAGCAGCACGCTTTGCCTGTTCAACGAATCTATGGCCATCGGGTTCGGGTCGCGCAAAGAGGACTTAGTAGACAAGGCCGGCGACCCTGACTGCCTGCTGTACAAGGGGCGTATGTTCCTCGACCACTTGCCCAAAGAATTCAGGGGCGGGTACAAGTCTGGTAACCACACGTCCCACATGAAAATCGAGTTCCCTGAAACCGGCAGCATCATCAAGGGTGAGGCGGGCGACAACATCGGGCGCGGTGGGCGTTCCTCAATCTACATCGTCGACGAAGCGGCTCACCTGGCGCGCCCGCTACTGGTTGACGCTGCGCTGTCGCAGACCACCAACTGCCGGATCGACATTTCATCGGTCAACGGCATGGGCAACCCATTCGCCCAAAAGCGTTTCAGCATCAAGCCCCACCGCGTGTTCACCTTCCATTGGCGCAGCGATCCGCGCAAGGATGACGCCTGGTACGCCAAGACCGTCGAGAAGCTGAACAACCCGGTGCTAGTGGCGCAAGAAATCGACCTAGACTACTCGGCATCGGCGCTGGGCGTCCTGATCCCGAGCGAGTGGGTGCAGGCAGCGGTAGACGCACACAAGAAGTTGGGCATCAGCGACAGCGGCGAACAACGCGGCGCGCTGGACATCGCTGACGAGGGTATCGACTTGAACGCCTGGGCATCGCGTCGCGGCGTGATCCTCAAGCACGCAACTGCCTGGTCGGGCAAAGGCAGCGACATTTTCGAGACGGTGCAAAAGGCGTTCGTGCTGGGAGACCAGCAGGGCGTCAACGAGTGGGAGTTTGACGAAGACGGCTTGGGTTCTGGCGCCAGGGGTGACGCCCGCGTGATCAACGCTCAACGCGCCGAGGGTCGCCTATCACAGCACACCGTCAATGGGTTCCGTGGGTCAGGTAAGGTGATCGACCCAACCCGGGTGTTCATTAAAGCTGACCGGGGTCACAACGCACGCACCAACGACGACATGTTCATGAACCGCAAGGCCCAGGGGTGGTGGATGCTGCGCCTGCGGTTCCAGGCCGTTTATCGCGCTGTACATGAGGGTATGGCGTTCGACCCCGCCGACATCATCAGCTTTGATAAAGACAGCATTGACCCTGGCGACCTGGCCAAGCTGATGCAGGAACTGTCACAGCCAACCTATAATACCAACACCATCGGCAAGATCGTGATCGACAAGGCGCCGGACGGCACGCGCTCGCCGAACTACGCAGATGCGGTTATGATCCTGTACGCACCGCGCAAACGTCGCGCCGGCTTATTCCAATAGGGGCAGCACAATGTGGAAACGTTTTTGGACCTGGCTTAAATACTGGCCGTATGAGGAACAGGCGGAAAGCCAGCAGCGGCCAGAACGCCGGGGCGTGTTCTCCACCGACACGACCGACCGCAGTGACCCCGATCGGGTGAGCAACCTGTTTGCCACACGGCTTTCGCTGCTGGCCGATCAGCACCCGATCGCGCGCTACGCCGACGGCACCGCGTTCGACAGTAATGACGGCGACGAAGGCGTGATGGGGCTCAAGTCTGCCTACTCGAACAACCAGCCCAACATTAACGACGCGATTACTGGCTGGTTTCTGCACGGCGGGTTCATCGGGCACCAGCTAGCGGGCCTGGTCGCACAGAACTGGCTTATCGACCGCTGCTGCCTGCTGCCTGCGCGCGACGCTGTGCGCCATGGGTTCGCGGTACACACTGCCGACGGTGACCCAATCGACGTGCCCGACGTGCTGCGCCTGCTCAAGCGGGCCGACAAAAAGTATCGTCTGCAACAGAACCTGCGGGAGTTCATCTATAAGGGCAAGGTGTTCGGCGTGCGCATTGCGTTCTTCAAGATCGCCAGCACCGACCCGGACTTTTATGAGAACCCTTTCAACCTCGACGGTGTGACGCCAAACAGTTACAAGGGCATCGTGCAGGTCGACCCGTATTGGTGCGCGCCCGAGCTGGATGCTGCAGCGTCGTCGCAACCTGATTCCATCCATTTCTACGAACCGACGTGGTGGTTGATCAACGGCAAGCGCTATCACCGTACCCACCTCATGATTTACCGCGAGGGCGACGTTGCCGACATTCTCAAGCCGAGCTACCAGTACGGCGGCATCCCTCTGCCGCAAAAGATCATGGAGCGCGTCTACGCTGCAGAACGTACCGCCAACGAAGCCCCGCAGCTCGCGGTATCCAAGCGCACCACCTACATCAAGACGGACCTTGAAGGTATCGTAATGGGTGGGCCAAAAATGGTTGACGGCCTGCAGGTTGCTGCGGAGCTTGCGGACAACTTCCAAAAGGTCATGATTGGTACTGACGACGAAGTGCAGCAATTCGACACCGCGTTGGCCGACCTCGATATCACCATCATGACCCAGTACCAACTGGTTGCAGCCACGGCTGGCGTGCCTGGCACCAAGCTGCTCATGACGCAGCCCAAAGGGTTCGCGGCCACTGGTGAGTTTGACGAAGCGATGTATCATGAGGAACTGGAGTCAGTTCAAGACAGTACAACGCCGTTCGTTGAGCGTCACCACCAAATTTGCATGCGGTCCTACGTCACACCGATCATGCGGCAGACTGACCCAACCTTTGACGACATCGACACCACGATCATTTGGAACCCGCTTGACAGCCCAACGGGCAAAGAGACCGCAGAGACCAACCTGATCAAAGCGCAGACTGACCTTGCGCTTGTGCAGGCTGGTAGCATCGATTATGTCGACGGGCGTAACCGCCTGATCGCTGACCCTGCCAGCGGGTACGCGGGTATCGAGGAAGCCGAGCGCCCTGACGACGATGGCGACGGACAGCCCGACGCACCGTTGAGCATGCCAGCGCCTGCAGCCGCAGCACCGCAGCAGGGAGCATTCGACGCCAACGAGGTGCAGTTGATCACAAACCAAATGTTCCTCGATCCCGAAGTCGTGAAGCAAAAGCAGGAAGCCAAGGACTACGTAGTACAGGTAACGCCAGCGCTGCCCGACCCTGACACCGGCAAGATGTACCGCGTGGTTATCGACGGCCATCACTCGCTTGAGGCTGCACGTATCGACGGTGTGGCGCCTGAGTTCCAAGAGGGTGGCTACGGCGAGTCGGACTACTTCGACACCAGCACCGGGAGCCCACTGGCCCAATGATCAAGCGCAAGAAGGTCAAGCTATTGCCTCGGCGCGGAACGCTCCCACGGGCGGGCCAGCGCGCTGAGGTGCTGCGCCCGTCGGGCAGTGTCGAGGTCAGCTACGCGAACGCCTGGGCGCGCCTGGTTGACGAAATGAAAGACATAGTTGTCCCGACAGTTTTGAATGACTATCGTGATTCTGTTGGCACAGGCATGGATGCTGCAGGGGACTCGCTATGGGACCGCCTGCTGACCAAGCTCACCGAGAAGTTCGCCACGGCTGCGCCTGCGATGGCGAACGCCCTGGTGCGCCGCGTCGACGTGAACGCCAAGACAGGCTTGCAACGTTCGCTGCGTGAGGTGGCAAAGGACTTCACGTTCCCGCAGTCCAACACCAAGCCGGTGCAGGACGCGATCAACCAGCAGATCGAATACAACGTCTACTACATCAAGCGCATACCGGGCCTGTTCCTCGACAGCGTGCGCCAGTCGGTAGAAGACAGCGTGACCAAGGGCAACGGCCTGGAAGACTTGGAAAAGGTCATGTTGGAACGGTACGGCGAGGCCAAGCGGCACGCCAAGAACGTTGCGCTCGATCAGACCCGAAAGGCGTACATGTCGATCAACACCGAACGCATGCGCGACGTGGGTGTCAGCAAGTTTGAGTGGATTCACACAGGTGGGAGCCAAGACCCGCGTCAGTACCACAAGACCGTGCTCAACGGGAACGTGTACGATATCAACGACCCACCTGTGATTGACCAGCGCACCGGGGAACGCGGATTGCCTGGACTACTTCCGTTCTGTCGTTGCACAATGCGGCCAGTAGTTACTTTTGAGGATGACAGCAGTGAGTGACTTCAAAGAGTTCGTAGAGCAGTTGCAGGACTGGCACGCACAGCAGGTCGGGCAACTGCAAAAGATCGTAGACACACCAAAGGCCACCGAAGTGCGTCTGGGTGACGACGCGGACGCCATCGTGTTTACTGGGCGCGAGGCTGCAGCATTTAAGTCAGGCGTGATCGTTGCCCTGCAGTACCTGGGCAAATTGCCGTTTGCAGTGTCCGAGGATGACAGCAGTGAGTGAATCCGCGCGCATTGACGACTTCAATGGTTGGTTCGAAGTTATGCGCCAACCGATCAGCAAGGCCGGTGTGTTCGACTACCTGGGCAAGAACTTGTCGTTTCCTCCCGACGAACCCCAGGCCGACCCCGGCAAGTTCTATCGCGTGTTCCGTTCGCCGATAGAACTTGCACGCCCCGAGTTCATTGCAAGTCTGCGCCTGCTACCGTGGGTAGATGAACACACGATGCTTGGCGCCGAAGAACTAAACGCAACGCCGGCCGAGGATAAAGGCATTGGTGGCGTTACTGGCGAGCGCCAAGAGTTCGACCCAAGCGATAACACGCTATACAGCAACATCAAATTGTTTTCCGAAGCTCACCGTAACGAAGTAGACTCAGGTAAGCGCGAGCTATCGTTGGGTTACCGCTGCCGCTACATTTGGGCGCCAGGTGAGTACAACGGGGAAAAGTATGATGTAATACAGTGCCACTTGCGCGGCAACCATTTAGCTTCCGTTGGCGAAGGCCGCATGGGGCCAGAAGTTGCTGTACTCGACCACCTCGACACGACAGGTATTAAACCGATGGACGAAGAACTGAAAAAGATGCTCGAAGCGATCATGGGTCGCCTCGACAAGTTGGAAGCGATGGAAGCCGAAGAGGTCAAGCCGGATGACGTTGTGGTCGAAGACGCTGACGACGCGCCGCCTGCCGCTGAGCCGGTTAAAGCCGAAGACGCTGACGACGCGCCTGCCGTAGCCGAAGACGCTGACGACGCGCCTGCCGTAGCCGAAGACGCTGACGACGCCAAGCCAACCGGCACCGGCATGGACGAGGCTTCTATTACCCGTCGCGTTCTGGCGCACGCCGGTCGCCGCGACAAGCTCGCCTTGCAACTCAAGCCCCTGGTAGGTGCGTTCGACCACTCGGCCAAAACCGAGGCGGACGTTGCAGCCTACGGCGTCAAGAAGCTGGGCATCAACTGCGCCAAGGGTCAGGAGCTGTCCGCGCTGTCGGGCTACCTAGCCGCCGTGGCCAAAACCCCAACCGCCACCGCTCGCCCTACTGCCACCGGCATGGACGCGAAAGACTCGGGCGACAACTGGGTCACCAAACGCCTCAACGGGGGTAAATAAGCATGTTTCAATCCCAAGTACGTGATTTTATTGGCTCGGGTATCCCGGGCGAATTTGCATACACCGGCCCGCGCCGCGTAAAGCCTGGCTTTATCGCTGCTGCGGCAACCGCTGTTAACTGCGTGATCGGCCGCTTCTACACCAAGAACGTCACCACTGGTGAGTTGTCGCCAGGCGGCACGCTGGTCGACGGCACCACCATCTTCGGTGGTATCCTGGGCTTCCCGAAAGAGCACGCTTCGTTCGGCACCCTGGGCGATCCCTTCGCCGCGACGCTGACCCTGCCGCCTGGTGCGAAGGGCGATTTCATCGAAATGGGTGAACCGTTCGTCTTCGTCAACAACGTGTGCAAGCGCGGTGACCTGCTGGCCTACGAAGTAGCCACGGGCAAACTCTACGCCTACACCAACGGCACAGCGCCGCCTGCTGGCCAAGCGCTGATCCCGAACGCCCAGGTTAGCGGCATGAACTACAACAGTGCAGTGGGCGGCTCCGTCGTCATTGTCACCCTGACCAACTAAGGACCGACCCTATGTCTAAAGTTCGCTCTGCAATCGGCCCGCGCCAGGTTGCACCAATCATCGGCATGTCGAAGGACGAAGTGCGCAATTACCAAGCGCTGTCCGCCTACGGCATTAACCTCGACCCTGCAACCCTGCGCGCAATGCTGATCGGCACGGGCTTTGACGCCGCCGATGGCGCTGGTAATACCACTATTACCCCTGCGACCATCAGCAACATGGTGCAGTTCCTGCAAACCTGGCTCCCTGGCCAAGTTGAAATTCTGACTGCTGCGCGCATGATCGATACCCTGGTTGGTATCACGACTGCCGGTAGCTGGGAAGACGAAAGCATCGTCCAGCGCACCATGGAAGCAACCGGCATGGTAGCGCCGTATGGCGACCACACCAACATCCCGCTCGCGTCCTACAACCCGTCGTTCACTACCCGCGACATCGTGCGTGGTGAAGCAGGTATCGAAGTTGGTCGTCTGCAAGAGCTGCGCGCCGCCAAGATGCAAGTCAACGCTGCTGCCGACGCCCGCGCCGCTGCCACCCTGGTTCTGGAAATTTTCCGCAACCGCATCGGCATGTTTGGTTTCAACGATGGCAACAGCCGCATCTACGGCATTCTCAACGACCCGAACCTGCTGCCGTGGATCACGCTACCTGCGAACGCTGCCGGTACGTCGACCCAGTGGAAAGACAAGACGTTCCTCGAAATCACCGCCGACCTGCGTTTGGGCGCATCCCAACTGCGCCTGCAGGGCAACGGCAACATCGACCCGTCGAAGGGTGACGCAACCCTGGCAATCCCGCTGTCGGCGATTGAGTACCTAACCGTGACCAACGTCCAGGGCACCCAATCGGTTCGCCAATGGATCAACGAGAACTATAGCAACTGGCGCATCGAAGGCGTGCCTGAGTTCTCGGGTGCCAACGGTGGCGTGTCCGGCGCGTACCTGTACATGGAAAAGGTCGAAAACTCCGGCACCGACGATAACAAGACTTTCGTGCAGGTTGTACCTGCCAAGTTCCAAGTGTTGGGCGTCGAAAAGAAAGCGAAGACCTACATCGAAGACTTCACCAACGCCACGGCCGGTGTGATGGTGAAACGCCCGTTTGCAGTGGTCCGCTTTAGCGGGTTGTAATTAACGGCAAGAGCGCGCTACGATAGGCGCTCTTTACCAAAGGTGACTGACCAATGTCTACAGTACTCGTTTACTCCACCCTCGCCTGCTCCCAAGTATACGGCCCGTACACCAAGGGCGGCGGCGATCTGCCGCGCCGCGAAGTTAGCGTGCATATCAAAGGTGGCGCCGGGGTATCTAACAAGCATTTCCTGACCCCGCAAGGCGTCGTGACCACCATCACCCAGGAAGAACTGGCGCTGTGTCGCCAAGACCTCGTGTTCTTGCAGCAGGAAGCTGCTGGTTATCTGGTGGTGGACGAAAAGGGTAAGGCTGTTGATCCTGACCACGTTGCAACCGATATGGCCAACGACGACCCGTCGCGCCCCCTGGCACCTGCTGACGTTACCGGCACGCTCAACGACCCTGACAACGTAGTTACCAACGTTGCACCAGCGCCAGTGCTTGACGAGCCTGCCAAAACCCGCCGCCGCTAAGGTGACTTATGACCGACAAACACACGTTTGATGCGGTCGCCTTTCGCTTGCAGTTCCCATACTTTGCAAGCGATACCAAATACCCCGACGAGCAATTGTCGGGGTATTTTACTGTGGCGACGGTACATATTTACCCATACGACTGGGGCGTTGCCTGCGGTGACACGCTGCAACGCATGCTCGACCTTATGACTGCCCACCTGGCGTTCCGCTATAACCAGTTGCTCCAGGGCAACACCAGCGTTGGTGCGCTCACCGGGGCAACCATCGACAAGGTGACCGTGAGCATGCAAGTACCTGCCGCGCTCAAGGGTTGGCAGGCATGGCTACTGCTGTCGCCGTTCGGCATGGAGCTGTGGGGGCTGATCAGCGCCATACGGCCGCGCGCGCTGGCAGTCGGCGGGCTACCCGAGCGGCAGGGGTTCCGTCGCGTTGGTGGCGGCTTCGGCGGGCCTGGTCGATGGCTAAGGTAACCCGCAAGCCTGGCAAGCTCGAAACGTTCAAAGCCGCGAGCGAGGCGTTTGACAAGCTCGCGGCTTATGCCGGCTGGTTTTCGTCCAGCAAGTATCCTGACGGTACGCCGGTTGCCTACGTGGCCACGGTGCATGAATTTGGTGACCCCGAGTCCAATATCCCTTCGCGTTCGTTCCAGCGGGTGGCTGTCAACAAGTACAGCAAGGACTGGTCGGTTCTGCTGGCCAACGGCGCACGCAAAGCGCTAAAGGGCGAGGTGACAGCAAAGCAGGTACTTGACGGCCTGGGCCTGCAGGTCGCTGGTGACATCCGCACCGAGATAGCACGGGGAGACTTCGAGGCAATCAAAGACTCAACCAAGCGCGCGCGGGCCAGGCGCCGCAATGTCAGCGTGGAAGCGGTCAACACCGACCCGTTGCGCGACACTAACGTCATGGTCAACACTTTGGCCAACCAGACAGCAGCAAAAGGAAGCATCGGATGATCCCAGGAATGAACCTGCTAAGCATGGCGCTTGGCGTTATCTCGCCGCAACAAATCGTGCTCCACAAGTGGTTGCGGCGAGATACGAACGCCTTGGGCAAGTTCGTGGACGTGTTCGCGGCCGGCGTTCCAGTCGAGGGATCGTGGCAACCCACGGAAACCAAGCGTTACGCCGAGCTTGGCTTTGACGCAACCAAGGACTACTACACCTTTTATACCACCGAGCCCGTGCGTAACTTGAAGCGCGGCACGGGCGTTGACGTGTGCTACCGCGACGGGCGCAAGTACGAAACCGTCGGTGAGAACAATTGGCAGACGGTAGACGGGTGGCAGGCGGCATACTTTATCGACGTGGGGCCGGAAAATGGATGAACTCGAACTGCAGATCCTGGTCCGCTCCAGCCTGATCACGCTGTTGGCTGCGCAAGGGTACGGCGACTGGCATGTAACGGCCGAGTACCAACCGACCCCCCAGGGGCGTGAGGCTGGGCCTGTGCTGTACTTCTTTGAGCTGCCCGAGAACCTGTATGGGTGGCAGGGGCGCAAGGCCATCTATGACCGCACCACGGGCGTCATGCTGCGCAAAGAAGTGCAGATGTACCGCAGTGGGTTTCAGGTGCAGGGGTTGTACGAGACGCCACCTGACGCTGTAACAGGCCCGACGGCGGCGACCATTACGCGGGTGGCAGCAATGCTGATCAACTCCCAAGGGTTCCGCAAACTGCTGCGCGCCCAGGGGGTATTCATGGAACGCGTGACCGATATCCGCAAACCCTATATGCGCAATGACCGTGACCATTTCGAACAGGTTCCGTCCTTTGACTTTACCTGCACGCACGAGCGAAGCATAATCCAACAGTCGACCGCCGCAAGCCGCGTCGAATCACGATTTATGAGAGTCTAGAGGACTTACCATGCCCATCAGTATTTCACGTTACGTCGACGCAACCAGCGGCGTTATCGGCGCGGCGGCAGCAGCTCAACGCGAGCTTGTTGGCCTTCGCTTCATCACTGACCCCAAGTTGCCAGTAGGTGCGATTGGGCAGGCCGGTGACGCTTCGTCGATCATTGACACCTTCGGCGCTGCCAGTGTGCAGGCTGCATACGGCACCCAGTACTTCGGGTACGTCAGCCCCGCGCCAGCCAGCAAAGCCGCCAAGGTGTTGCTGGCTCCGTTTGCCAACGTTGCCCGCCCTGCGCGCGTATATGGGCCAAAGCGCACGTTTGACCTGGCTGCGCTGCAAGCAGTGACCGCAGCCGTGGCCACCATCACCATCGAAGGCGTGACCGCGACTACCCCAGGTTTCAGCCTGGCTACTGCCACCACCTTCGCCGACGTTGCCAGCCTCGTGCAAACTGCAATCCGTGGCGTAGCAATGCCGCAGTTTGTGAGCGTGCTGGTGACCTACGACGCCCAGGCATCCGCGTTCAACTTCGTCAGCTCGGTGGCTGAAAACGCGTCTATTGCGTTCCCGGTCACGGTTGACCCAACCAACGATATTGCTACGCTGTTCGGCTGGCGCGCGTTCGACGCAGTGCTGTCGCCTGGCTCCGTTGCCCAATCGCCGCTCGAAGCTCTGCGCGCTGCAGAGAAAATCACCGATTCCTTCGGCAGCTTCACGTATGAGGTGCCTGTGTCGCTCCCCGACGCGCTGTCAGTGGCCCAGTACAACGCCAGTCTCAACGTCAAATACATGTTCCTGCACGTCGTCAACATGGCCAACTTCGCGTCGCACAGTGAGGCGCTGCTGGGCATTGCGTCCGTGGGCCTGGTGCTCAACGTCAAGCCGATGGAATTCAAGGAAGCATTACCGCAGGCCATCGCTGCCGCAATCAACTTCAACCGCCGCAATGCGGTCGTTAACTTCATGTTCCGCCAAGGCTTGTACACTGCCCCGTTCGACGTTAGCGGCGACGACTTGGCCGACGTGTTGGACCCTGCGCGCGTGAACTACTACGGCGAGACGCAAAGCGCTGGCACATCCCTGGCGTTCTTCCAACGTGGTGTGTTGTGCGGGCCTAGCTCCGCGCCGCTGGACATGAACGTCCACATTAACGAACAGTGGTTTAAATCGGCGCTGCAAGCTGACTATATCAATCTGCTGATCGCTATTGGCTCGATCAGCAACGACGACGACGGCCGCGCAGCAGTGCTGGGCGTGCTCACCAACAAATGCGTGCAGGCCAAGCGCAACGGTGTGATCCGCGTCGGCAAACAATTGACCACACTGCAGCAGCTCGCGGTAACGCAATTGACTGGTGACCCCGACGCATGGCGCGACGTGCAGAGCAACGGCTACTGGGCGGACGTGCAGATCGTTGAGGAAACAGGCCCGAGTGGCACCACCGAGTATGTCGCGCTGTACACTGTTGCCTACGCCAAAAACGACGTTGTGCGCAAAATCGTCGGCTCTCACAACCTCGTTTAATACGGAGTACCACCCATGACTGACATTTCAGGCTCTGGCATCAGCATTCGATTCATCTTCGACAAGACGTTCCCGAACGGCTTTACCGTCACCCAGTTCGCCGACGACGCTGACCCGTTCGACGTGCCCGAGGTCGTCATTGCAGAGGCCGCAATGAACCTCAACGGCGTGCTCGTTACGTGGTCTAGTCCCAAGCCTCTGCTGCCTAAAATGGCGCTGATCCCGGGCAGCGAAGACGACCGCAACATGAACATCGCGCTTGACGCCAACCGCCCAGCCAACGGCAAGAAGTCGGTAGGCGACGAAGTTACCGCCGTGGTCAGCTACCCCGATGGGTCCACTGCCACCTTTGACACCGGCAAGCTGTTGGCCGGTATGCCGGTACGTTCGCCGAGCAGCGCAGGTCGCTTCAAGTCGAGCACCTACAGCTTCGCGTTCTCTAACCTGTCCTACACTCGGGCCAACGTATGATCAAGCCAAAGGCAGTAACCATCAAAGACGGCGACGGCGGGGAAAAAGAGTTCTTCCTGTCGAAGCTGCCGGCTATCCCGATGCGCGAGGTGATGGCCAAGTACCCGGTTAGTAACATTCCAAAGCTCGGCGAGTACAACGTCAGCAAGGAAATTATGCTGACGCTCATGAGTTACGTGTCTGTTGGTATTGGCGATGACGGGCGCATGCAGCCGCTGAGCACCGAAAGCCTGATTAACTCCCATGTGATCACGGGTGAGCAACTGTTGCGCCTGGAGTGGGCCATGCTGGAGTACAACACCAGTTTTTTCGGACAAGGAAGGGGGTCGACTTTCTTCGCAAGTTTAATCAAGACGCACCTTCCGTTGATTATCCAAACGCTGACGGATTCTTTGCCGCCATCCTTAGTGCGGGACTTGCGCGCCAAACTGAACTCGACCGAGAAATAGACTTAGAAACGGCGATGAACCTGTGGGAAATCGTTGTAACCAATCGGTATAACGAAAAGCTGGCAGCAGACTACGCGAAAAATAAGGGGCGGTAATGGGCGGCATACTCGATACGTGGGTCACGGTTTTCGAAGCGGATTCGAGCAGCCTTACCAAAGGTATCGACAAATCAAAGCTCGGTGCCGACGACCTGATAACGAAGCTCAAGGCCACCGACGACGCTGCAGAGCAGGTCGGTGGAGCGCTTAAGGGCATGATGGCAGGCGCGGCAAGCGCGCTTGCCGGCTTTTTGATCGCCAAGGCCACCATTGGTGGAGCGTTCGAGGACGCGGCCAACATACAGGCTATTGCGGCAACGTCCGACGCGCTTGGCGAAACCATCGAAAACGTCGACGCGTTCGGCCGCGTGGCAAAGGCGATGGGTGGCGACGCCCAGGGCGCCCGCGACTCACTCACCGACATGGCCGAGAAAATGGGCGAGGCAATGACTGACGTTGAGTCAGGTGCCGCTAAAGCCTTCTCCGCGCTCGGTATCCAGTTGAAAGGTGTTGACGGCAAAGCCAAGCCGGCCGTGCAAGGCATGCTTGAGCTGGCTGGCGCGGTGGAAGGTCTCGACAAGGCCCAGGCTGTTTTCAAGATCAAAGAACTTGGGATCACCGATAACCGCACGGTGGAAATGATCCTAAAGGGGCGCAAAGAACTTGAGCGCCTTATTGCCAAGCAAAAGGAACAGGGCGTGCTCACCAAAGAGAACGCCGAGCACGCCAGGAAATTTACCGAAGCGTGGGGCACCCTGGGCAACGCAATGGACAACATCGGGCTCGGGGTATCCACGCGGCTCATGCCTGCCTTCACGATGGTTCTGGAGTGGCTGGGCACGGTTGCCGAGTGGCTGGGTGAGCACCAAAACCTTCTGATCGGATTCTTTGGTGCAATTGCTGCCGTAGTGATGGCTGTGTACCTGCCGGCCATGATCAGCGCCGCAGCAGCAACCCTGGCCGCCACCTGGCCCATTATCGCCATCATTGCCATCGTGGCGGCGCTGGCGGCGGCGTTCGCCCTGGCCTATGACGACATCATGGCGTTTGCCGACGGCAATGACTCAATGATCGGTCGCATTTTCGACAAGTACCCAAAGGTCAAAGAAATAGTTTACGGGATCATTGACGCCTTCAAGTTTATGGGGCAGATCGTTGCCCAGGTATTCAACAGCCTGTTGACAGGCTTCAAGCAAATGCTTGATTTTGTCATGACAGGTATTAAGCAGATCGCCAGCGGAGTCACCACCGTGGCCAAGTTCTTCGGGATTGGCAGCGACGAACCGGCGCCGGGTGCTGCAGGCTCCAAAGGGTCAGGCGGTGGCCAGGCCGCGAGCGACGTACCAATGATTGAGGCAGGTATTGCGGCAGGTAACAGCGCTATAGCCTCGGCGAACGCTTCCCCGCTAAACTCCACCACTTCGAGCGCTATCAGCAACAGCTCGCAGCAGCGCAGCAGCGAGACCAACGTGCAAATTGGCGAGCTTAAAGTCGAGACCCAGGCCACCGACGCAGCAGGCATGGCAGCAGGTGCCAGTGGTGCGCTAGACAAGCAACTGCGCCAAGTGCAATCAGAGAACAACACGGGGATCGACCGGTAATGGCGAGCACCAACCCAACGATCAATAGTTCATCGCAAGACCTCGTAGGTATTTTCCGCCAGGATGACTATCGGCAATTGTTCGAAAGTGCCAACCCGATGCAGGTCAACGTCCGCGAACTGGCCAAGCTGCTGGGCTATGAAGCAGAGGACGGGATAGAAATAAGCGACCACATTATCTATTTGCCGGTGGAAATAGATCTGCCGTTCATGGTCACGGATAGTACCCGCCAAGTGTTTGCCAACATGCAGGCAGCTTACCGCGCGCATGCCAAGGTGATCGTGCAGACCAAGGTGGCCACGTACCGCGATCAGATCATTTACGAGATACCGCATAACGAAGTGGCCGAGCAAGGCAACTCGATTACCGTGCAAATCAAGTTGCGTCAGGTGCTGATAGTGACGCCGGAATACGGAGCGCTACCACCGCGCAAAGTGACCAACCCGAGCCAGGCCAGCACGGTCAAGAAGGGTAGCCAGCAAACGTCCGAAAGCGACGCACCAACCAAACGCAAAGCATCTGTACTGGCGGGCCTGTTCTAATGCAAACGATCCCATTGAGCGCTATTCCTGGGCAGGATATAACCGTAACTTTCGGTGCTAGGCGCTGGGCATTGGTTATCAAGGAAACCAATGGCGTAATGGTTATCGACATCGCGCTCAACGAGGTAACTCTACTCACCGGCCAACGCATTGTATGCGGGTCGCCGGTTATCCCGTACAAATACATGCAGACCAACGGCAATTTCTGGCTGATTACTGAGAACGACGAACTGCCGGACTACAGGCGTTTTGGCGTCGACCAAACGTTCGTGTTCGTTGAACCAGGAGAACTGCCAAATGGCTGATAATCAGCTTGACTTGCGGCGCGTGCGCGTAGGCATTGAGGTCAGTGGGCAAATCAAATGGTACGAAGGGTTACGCGTAAAGGTGGCCGGCACCAAGTACGCCAACCCGCTCCAGAATGACTGCAACGTGACGATCCAAAACTTGAAGCGTGAAACACGCGACTACATCGTCACCGAGGCCAGCCCGTTTAACACCAACCCGAACCCAAAACGCCTGATCGTTGAGGCTGGTCGTGTCGGCACCGGGCTCACTCGTATATTCGTGGGCGACATTGTGTCGGCCGAGCCTTCGGCGCCGCCCGATATCGCCTTGACTATTCGCGCGCTAACCGGCAACACCAAGAGCGGTAAGATCGTTGCCAAGTCGGCCCCGGCGCAGAGCAAGCTATCGAACATTGCTAAGGCCACCGCCGACGACCTGGGGCTCGCGCTCGACTTCCAAGCGGACGATAAGAACATCGGTAACTACGGTCACACAGGAACAGCACTCAAGGAGGTCGACAAGCTGCAGCAGGCGGGCGGTGTGAGTGCCTACATTGACGACGGCAAGTTGGTGGTTAAGAATGCCTTGGCGCCGCTCACAGGCCGCTTGCGCGTACTCAACAAGCGCACAGGTATGGTGGGTATCCCGAAGCCTACCGAAAAGGGGTTAAAGGTAACTTTCACCGTTGACAGTGAAACGGTGCTGGGCGGCGGGCTTCGACTTGAAAGCCAAATCAACCCGGCTGCAAACGGCGACTACGTTATAACCCAGCTCGGGTTCGAAATTGCGTCGCATGAGCCGCCCTTCTGGTACACCGCATTGGCAACCCGGCTATGACAGACCAACAGCAACCGACAAACGATCAGGCGAGCACCGGCAGCTTGTTTGGCCAAAGTAAAGAAATGCTCGTGAAGTGGCTGCGTGAGGAAGTAGACGACTGCCTGCCCGCCCGAGTGATCAGCTACAATGACGCAACGAACCGTGCGGTTATTCGACCCATTGTGCAGCTTGGCCTTACCGATGGGTCGAAGCTGTCGCGGGCACAGATTGCCAACATCCCCGTTTATCGGTTCGGCGGTGGCGGGTTCTTTATGCGCTTTCCAATCAAGGCTGGTGACCTCGGGTGGCTCAAGGCCAACGACCGGGACATAAGCCTCACCATGCAGGCCGGTGGTGGCGAGGACTGGCCGAACACCAAGCGCTTGCATAGCTTTAGCGACGCGGTGTTCTACCCTGACACCTTCAAGCAATGGGTGATCGCGGCGGCAAACGCAGACTCGGCCGTGTGGCAATCTATGGACGGCGGCGTGTGCATTGCGCTATCAGCGACCGGGGTGACTATCAGTGTCGGCGGGGTATCCTGGGCAATGACTGCTGCAGGCATCAACATGATCACGCCGCCCGGTGGGCTCAAGCACAACGGCAAGAACGTTGGCGACACGCATTTACATGCCGGCCCCGCGACTGCTCCACTTGGCCCGGTATCCAACACAGGTACGCCAGTATGAGAACGCTACAGGTAACCAAAGGCAACGATTTTGTGGTTGGGGATGACGGGCAGCTCGCCATATTCTCGGGCCTGGATGCGCTCGGGCAAACGTCTGTGCAATTCGTCAAAGCTCGACGCGGCGAAATGGTCACCAACGCAGACAATGGTATCCCTTACGACCTCGTGGCCTGGATGGGTGAGCCGAACGAGGTGCAGTTTGAGGCGGCAGTGCGGGACACGCTTGGGCAGGTGCCTACCGTCACATCTGTCAGCGCGTTTGAAGTGGTGCAGGTCGAAGACAACTTGACGTACACTGCAACCCTGCAATCCACTTTGGGCGAGGTTACAGTCAGTGGCTGAATATTACCAGTACGTCACACCAACCGGTGTTATCTTGCCGGACACTGCGACCATTATTGACGAAGTTAACGCCGAGTGGCGCCAAGCGTTCGGTCAAGATTTTGTTGTCGACCCACAGACCACGCAGGGTGCGGTTATCTCGGCCGACGTGCAATTGCGTGACGCCACCGTGCGCAATAACGTGGCCCAGGCCAACCAGATACACCCGGACTACGCTGGCGGCGTGTGGCTCGACGCACTGTGGTCACTGACTGCCGGTAGCCGCCGTGGCGCCACGTTCTCGCAACTGCCAGGGGTTATCCTGGGCGGCCAAGCGGGCACCATCGTACCAGCGCTGACGCCGTTCACTGTGCGCAATACTGGCGCCGTGTTCCTTACAGTGACACCTGCCATCATCGGCAGTGGCGGCACTGTCGCAGTCGACTGCCTGGCATCGCAGAGCGGCCCTATCGCGTGCGCTGCTGGTGATCTGGACGGGGTAGCTACGGGCGTGCTGGGGCTTGAGACGGTAACCAACCCAGTAGCAGCAATCGTTGGCAAGGCGAAAGAGTCAGACGTTGCCAGCCGCCGCCGCCGCCGTCAGACGCTGGCGCTGCAAAGCGTATCAATCAGCGGTGCAATTATTGCCAGGTTGTACGACACGCCTGGTGTGGCGTCTCTGACGTTCCGCGAAAATACCAAGAAGACCGACCAAACTATTGACGGCATATTCCTTCTGGCCAATAGCATTTGGGCTTGCATTGACGGCGGTTCACCAACAGACATCGGAGTTGCGTTGCTTGGCACCAAGACTATGGGTGCTGCGTACAACGGCGCACAGCACGTTGCGGTCACGGACCCTGCAAGCGGACAACTGTATGACGTGCAATATGACGTGTCTACGAAGGTGCCCGTGTTCCTGCGCATCACCGCTCGGTACAACAACACAGACGGCGCAAAGATTATCCCTGACGCGGTGATGGAGTACGCGGCGGGTGAGCTTGAAGGTGACGCGGGCTTCGTTGTCGGTGCCAGCTTGTCGCCGTTCGAGATATCTGGCGCCATCAACCAAGTCGAGCCGCGCATATTCGTCACCAAGGTGGAGATATCCACGGATGCTGGCGCTACGTGGATCACTAGCACGCTAGCGGTGGCGCTTAATCAGCAGGCCACGATAACTCGCAGCTCAATTCAGGTACTGCCAGTATGAGCACCGTGCAGGATTTTGACCCAAGCGTTAACGCACTTTCTGCAATCCTGTGGGAGCATGACAAGGCCGAGAAACTGGTACTGCTGACGCAATTAAAACAAGCGTGGTACGAGAAAAACCAATCACAGTTTTGGGCCGATTGGTTGCGCAACGTTTTCAACATCGACACTGCAAACGACTTTGGGCTTGGGGTGTGGTCACGCATCCTCGACATTCCGTTCGAAGTTCCAGTGGCGTCGACTGTTGGCACGCCTCGCTTTGGTTTCGGAACGCACAACAAGAACTTTGGCAAGGCTGGGTTTGGGCGAGCCACTGCAGGTACTCAAGCGCTATCTGTCGAGCAGAAACGCACGGTTATCAAGTTGCGCTATTTTCAGCTTACTGCGCGCGGGGTTGTTACCGAAACCAACGCATTTATGGCAAAAATGTTCGGCGATGGTGCGGTATTCGTAACCGACCCGTATGACATGACGTTCGTTACTTATATTTTCAAGAGTGCTCCAGACGCGTCGCTGCGCTTCATTCTTGAAAACTATGATTTGTTGCCAAGGCCGAGCGCTGTTGGCGTACAGTACCGCGTACAACCAAAACCATCGTTTGGTTTTGGTACGCACCATTTAAACTTTGAGCGCGGCAACTTTGGAGGGTAACAAATGTCTGTACCTTATTTCGGCATACCGTTTGCCACGTCGGGCGATTTGCTCACTGGCGGGGTTGTGCCAAGCGCATTACAGCCTGACGGCAGCATTAGCTATACGCTTGGCTGGGGGACAGACTACGAACTCGTAGACACTGCGCCTGGCTACAAGCCTGTTGGGCGTAAAGAAATGAACACCCTGTTTAACGCAGTTACTAGCGCTATTGGGGAAATACAAAAACAGGGATTCCCTAGCTACGTAGCAGCCGCAGCACCTTACCCAATTAACGCAGTGGTGCGGTACGCTAACACGTACTGGCGCAGTACTGTAGTTAATAACTCTACGGTGCCGGGTGCCGTAGGTGCGACATGGGTTGACGTTTCTGTGGTGCCTGCAGCAAGCGAAACCGTTGCAGGTGTTGCGGAGGTCGCAACGACGCTTGAGACAACTACCGGCACCGATGACACCCGCATGATTACGCCGCTCAAGCTCGCGCAGCGTCTGACCGCGTACCTTGTGCAAGCGACTGAAACCGTGTTCGGCTGGGCCAAGGTAGCCACGCAGGTGCTAACAGACGCTGGTGTCGATGACACCACAATTGTAACGCCAAAGAAAATGCGCAACGGGTTTGTGTTAGTTACCGGATTGTCCGGCTATATTGCGCTACCAACGTGGATGGGTGGTTTCATTTTCCAGTGGGGCGCAGGCACCATTACTGCAGGTGCAACGGTTACGGTTTCGTTCCCCATCCCGTTTCCAAACCAATATTTTCGCTCTATTACGTCGCACGGTGCTGCATCTGGCGCTGTGGCAACGTCAACGGGCTCAACGTCGTTAAGTGCAATCACTTTGAACATGGGGCCAGGCGGAACCGGCACTGTTCAATATTTTTCGGTAGGGAGATAAGCAAATGGGCCTAAAATACGCCACTTTTGATGCCAGCGGAGTGTTGCTGTTGCGTTACGATGACGCAGTAAACATCATCCCCGAGGGTGCAGTTGCGGTAAACGATGAGCTATTTTTGCGCATGGTCAACGAGTCGGACGGCGTGTGGACACTGCATTCAGACGGCACGATCACCAAGGAGCCTCTACCGCCACCAACAGCACAGGAAATACTTGAGCAGCAAAGTGCCAAGCTGCAAGGGTTGACCCAATTGGCGAACGCACAGAAGGTTGCGTTGACTGCGCGTATTGGCACGCTCAACGATTCTGTTGAGCTGGAAATGGCGACACCTGAAGAGGTTGCCGAGCTTCCCGTGCGTACTGCGCAGTTGTTGGAATGGAAGCGTTACGCTGTGCTGTTGGGTCGCGTGACCTTGCAACCTGGCTGGCCACCTGTAGTTGATTGGCCAGTGCAGCCGCTGGCCGGTATGGACCTAACAGTATCCGCATCCCGTCCGGCGCAGGCTTCCTGACATAACGGCATTGCGCTACCATGAGAACGCCAGGCAATACGCCTGGCGTTCTCACATCCGGGGATAACTAATGGACACAGCGGCCCTAGAAGGTGTGCCGACGATTATTGCTGCTGGAGTAGCAACATTTTTGGCATTGTCAGCCGCGTTAAATAAGTGGCTTGATTCGCAAAAGAACGAGACCACGCAGGTGTCGATTCTGCAAGCCGACCGCGACGACTGGAAAGAAAAGGCCGAAGCGTTTGAACTAAAGGCTGAGGCAGCGTGGTCAACTGTAACGCAGCTCAATAAGGACTTGACAGAACTGAAAGTTTCCAATGCGCGAATGAGCGAGCAGCTTGATGCTTTGCGTCAGCGGAACGGCGAGCTTGGTCAACAAATTCAAGAATTTATGAGGTCTCAAAATGGGCGAACAACTCCGTAAAGCATGGGACAGAAGCGTTATCCCCGCACTGCTCGCAGTGTCGGTTGTCATGTCGGCTGGCGCCGGCTACACAGTACGTGCACAGCAAGACCTGGCCACCACCGTGCAGTTGGTAGAATTGCACAGCAAAGAGCGCGCTTCGATGCGACGGGCGTACACCAAGCAACTGCGAGCGCTCACCGACCGCAATACCTTTCTCGTTGAACAGATCGCCGTACTGGCGAAAGGGTCCAACGCAGCCACTAAAGCAGCCATTGAGAAGGTGGAGAAATGACCTACCCCAAGCAAGCCATTGACCAAGCGTTCTCCCTGCTGCCTGGCAAGCTCGACAGCAAACAGGTGCGCGTCCAGCACGCGGCCATCGGGTTTCAAGAATCGGGGTTCGCTGCTCGGCGCCAGGTGATCACGGTTACCCGCGACGGCGAGAAGCAGAACGTGCCCGAGGGTCCGGCTGTGAGCTTCTGGCAGTTCGAACGCGGTGGCATCAACGGTGTCATGAACTTCTATCGCAACGACGTGCAGAACTGGGCGCGAGCAGTGTGCCAGGCCCGGGGCGTACCGTTCGAAGTCGAAGCAGTGTGGTCAGCCATGCAAACCGACGATGTGTTGGGTGCCGCGTTCGCTCGCCTGCTCATGTTCACCGATGCAGCCCCGGTGCCTGACACCCAGGCCAAAGGCTGGGAGCGCTACGTGCAGACCTGGCGCCCTGGTAAGCCGCATCCGGATAAGTGGTCGGCGTCCTGGGGTAACGCGGTGGGGGCAACAGCATGAAGGGCTATGCGCTGGCCGCGCTGGTGGCGTTCTGCGCGGCTTGGCTGATTCAGGGCTGGCGATGGGATGCTGACGTGTCCCAAACCGCCCTGGCAGCGGCACAGGCCCAGGTGCTGGCGGTGCAAGCGGTCAACAAGCAACGGCTTGACGCCGAAGCCACCGTGGCCACCGGGCAGCAGGTCATTGATCGAGTGAGGATTGAAAGCGATGGTAAAGACGTGGAGCTGCAGAGGCTTAATGATTGCCTGCGTACTGGCAAGTGCGGGCTGCGGGTCGCGGCCAAGTGCCCCGGTGCAGGTGTGCGAGCCGATGCCGTACCTGGCCCCGCCAGTGGAAATACTGGCGGAACCCTTGGACTTGACGCCGATCTTGTCGCCCGTGCTTTGGTATGGGAACGAGAATACCCCAAGCAATTGAAGGCGCTCAAGTTGTGCAAGGCTTACGCCGAACAGATGCAGAAGCGTTAGTGTTGGCGATCCACACGCAAGCCGCGTCGATGTGGTGCGGCTGCGCGTTGAACCAGTTCTGTATGTGCCAGCACCCACACCAGTAGACCAAGTGCGGCTTATTGGAACCCTTTGGCGCGGCCATGTCACGCAACCCCCAGCATACGGAACATTGCCCAGTTAGGCGCATCGCCAACTTTCCAATACTTCGCGTCTTGCATGCGCACGATGCGCCCGAAGTCGCGGTACTCCAGCGGGTCAGGTAGTGCGTTGAGCACTATTTCCGCTGCCGCCATATACTTGCGCAGGCACTTTAAGGGCGCGCAGCATTGGCGTGCTTCGTCATTACGTGCCATGCGCGCCAGGCAGTACGCCAACTTCCATTGCTCTTTGGGGCTCATGTCATGTCACCTCAACAAGTTCAAATACTGCGCTGCGCCCGCACTCCACGACACCGCAGGTCAGCGTGATAAACACGCGGTCCTTTGGCATGCTGCGCGTGGCCGTTACGATCCCTTCCAGCTTCTTGCCGTAGGAGGTGTACCGCAGCGTTTGCCCCGGTACAACGTCCCAAGCCTCCACGCGCTTCACAGGCGTTCGCGCCAGTAACGCGCGTCCTTGATTGCCTCCCGGCGTATCTGACGTAATGCCTTGCGCGTGGCGCTATGCACGCCGGGAATCTGCCAGCTATCGCGGGATGCTTCGCGGGCCAGGCGCAGGCACTGTTGTAGCTTGTTACGGTTTTTCATGATGGCTGCTCAAACGTTGATACCAGAAAAGCCCCGATTAAGGGGCTCGCTGCAGGGGTTGGTTACCTGACCTCTGCTTTCACTTTGGCAATGAAAGCGTCGGCAAATACAGCGTAAGCGCTGCGCCATTCGGACTCTGCGTTATCGCGTACAAAGTACTCTGTGAACGCGCCATTGGCTTGAATGGCTTTACGGTTGCCCATTTCAAAAACCACTTTAGCGCCCTGGTTGGTACTGTAGATGCTAACCATCTCGTCTTGCTCCGTGCTGGTTGGTATGGGGCCAGTATCGTCCGTTATTTACGGGCTGTCAACACCCCCAGGTCCAACAGCATCCGGTACGCCTCGCGCTCGTAGTAGCTGTAATCAATATCGGCCGGCAGCACGTCGGGGAGTGTCATGCACGGCGCCACCCCGTCGCTGTTCGGCACCTTGTTGCCGATGGTCTGCCCCTGGCGCGGCTTGGCGTAGCGCAGGCAGTGCGTGGACCCCTTCGCGTGATACCAGCGTACCGCTTTGCCCAGGTACTCGCCTGTGCGCTCGTAGACAGCCCCACCCGTGACCTGCTGCACCGTGACAAACTTGCGAATGTCCTGACACTGGCGAATGGTCGTGAATAGCGGCGTGCCGTGACCCAGGTACGCAATCACCGCGTCGGCGCATATCTCGTTGTCAGGGTGCTTGCCGCTCGGGCTGGCGTCCGGCGATACCCCAGCCTCGCCAAAGCAACCCTTGGCCTTGTGCGATCCGTCGGGCTTGAAGGCAATGTAATTATTCACGTCGCGGTTGAAAATGGCGGTGTACGGCGTCTGTTCCATTTCAAGGCCCGTCTCTTGCTCCCACCACTTAATCACGCTGTCGCGGAACGCTTCCATGCCGGCTGGCGTCTTCAAGATAATGCCGTCGGTGTTGGCCGATACGACTGGAATGCCCCGCACCTCAAGCGCTTCGATCAGCATGAGTAGGGCTAGCTGGCCTGTGATGGTGGTGCGGATCAGCAGCTCGGGGGCGAACAGGATTGAGTACTTGGAACCCAGTTTGCCAAACGCACCGTTGAGCGTAATTTTCAGACCGTCGGCCACCGACTTCCAGTGTTTGACCTCGCCTTTTAGCGCCTGGTATTCCTCGCTGGTGTGCTGGCGCTTTTGTAGTTCTTTAATCGCGCCTGCTGCCGCCCCAGCCTTCGCCTTTGCTGCCAGGCGCTGCGTGTATATCTTGCGGTATATCGCAATGAACGCCTCGCCGATTGCCTTGGGAAACATGTTCATCAGCAGGATCAGAGACGGGTAATAGCTGCCAACGTCGAAGTCGTCAATGCTCCACATACCCGGGACCGTCTGATACCACACGGACTTCTCGCTGCTGTGCAAGCCGCCGATCCCGACGCGGTAGCAACTGCTCCCAATCCTGATATCGGTGCCTGCAATTTCGGGCGGAATGATGATCCCTGTTTTGACCTTGTTGCCGTCAATGTCGTAGACCACATCGTCGTCATTCGTCTTGAGCTGATCGACATCGTTGACGGTGAAAGGTGTAGTCAGAATCGTGGCCAACAGTTGGCGCATCTGCTCCGTTTCGAAGCGAATGAACGGTGGCGCCTGGTAGTGGAACTGGTAGCCGTGGGGGTAAACCACCTTGTCAGGCCGGAATGGTAGTTCGGCCTTTATCACGCTTTCGGCGATTTGGGCGTCCGACTTCGACATGACATCAATGCCGTACTGTTCGCCGATCTGCCTGCGCAGCGGCAGGCGCCCCTTTTCCTCGCACACCTGCACGAGTTGCCAGGTGCCGATCAAGTCATTGCCGCAGTACATCCGCATCGGCGCCCGCTGCTCGGGCAGCACTTCGCCGGCCGGGTCAATCGGCAAGTCTTGCAGCGTGTGACTGTGCATGCGACCCATGTACATCTTGAGGCCAATCTTGACCCCTGGCGCCACCTCGATAATGTCGACGTGCTTGAGCCACGTCAGTTCCTCGATTCCGTATTGCTTGTAGAACGTCCAGCTCCGCAGGCGCCCGACAATAATGGCGTCGTTGTAGGCTTTCATTTTCAAGCACAAGTCGCGGCTGGTCGCGTAGTCGTGCGGCGCCCCGTTTACGTTGCACTCGTGCAGGAACGCCGCCAGCATCGGCACGTCGTAGTTGTTACCGTTGAAAGTGTAGATGGTGCGGGTGGCTAGGTGCATGCGCAGAGCAAGCACATTCATGCACTGACCCGGGAACATTTCGAAGTCAGTGAAAACGTTGGTGGCGGGGTCGAGCGTCTTTACGAGGAAATAATTGCGGTAGCATTCAATGTCAAGCGGACCTTGGGAATATGAGCCCATCGTAGGTGCCTCGGGTGTAAAAAGCCCCTCGGGGTGAGGGGCTAGAAGGGGTTAGGCAATGCGGATCATCATGCCCGCTGCGATCAACTGATCGTCGGTGTTCCCGTTGGCGTGCCAGGCTTCCCGGGTATGACCCCCGGCCGCTGGGGTCATTTGGTATTGCGGCTGCGCCATCTGCATCACAGGGGTACCCATGATCGGCGCGGCGGCTTGCTGGCCCAACGCCTGCTGTACGAACGCTTGGTCAGGCTGGGCAACTACCAGCGGCGCAGGTGCCTGCTGTTGCATAGGCGCCGCTTGCATCTGCTGGAGCGGCGCGGCCTGTTGTGGCTGCTGGCCCATCTGCATCGGTGCGGGAGCCATCTGCATGCCTGGAGCTGCCTGCTGTGGCGCCATCTGCATGCCTGGTGCGGCCTGCTGCTGCTGCATCGGCGGCGCGCTGCCGGCCAGCGGTGTAGCGGACATGCCAGCCGGGACATAGCCAGCAGTGACTGGAGCGGCGAACAGTTGCGCAGCGTCAGGACCACCGCTGATACGCGCACCGTGACCAATCAACTGCAGAGCCTGTGGGTAAATCTTGATACCTGGCACTTGGTTACCGGTGGCATTATTGCCTACGCATTTCATGGCCACACGGATGTAGCAGCCCCGGTAGATAACGGCTTCGTCCGTTACCGGGAAGTTGCCTTGGTCGAAGCACGAAAACGGGTAGTTGCTTTCCACCTTGAGCACCATACAGCCGGCGTACCCATCTTTTTCGGAATGCTTCTTGCCGTTCTTGTCCACGCCGTCGCCGTCGGTGATTTTCCACGAGAAGTCGGGACGGATGCACGCGCCAGTATTGGCGTCAAACAGGTGAGGGAACGCACCGCGCCCTTCGTTCCAAAGCTGGGTGTAGAGTTCTTGCCACTCGGGGTTAGCTTTCTCAATTGCCAGCATTGCGATGTACGACATTTTCGGCGAACCGTCGTCGTTAAACAGCTTGGCGCCACTCTTGTCGTCAGTGTCTTGGTAGCCTTTGATCGGGCTACCGCCAACGAGACGGCCAACAGGGGAAAGTTTTTCAAATGCCATGATGTAGTTACCCTTGAAATAGTTTTGCAGCGTGGTTTTCAGGCAGCAGGCACAGCTTTTGCGCCCCTGGTCTGCGTTCTGTGTACTGGTCAATCACACCCGGCGCGATGGTGCGCAGCGCTACACGGGCTTGAATCACGGTGAGCGGTTTCACTGGCTTGGTAATGTCAGCGCCGCACAGCTTGGCTGTGGTGATCGCCTCCCGTTCCTTACCCTCAATCCACACGTCTTTGCCCTTTCCGACCTCAAGGCCGAAGTAGGGAATTGACGCGCCATTCTGACGTATCTCATGCTCAACGCGGGCTTTAAGCGCGTCAATTTCTGCATCTATCGTATCGCGCGCCCTGATCAGACGCCGCAACCTGTAGCCGACCTGATCCGTTGTAGCGTCATACGGTGTTGCGTTGCTCGACGTATCCACCACAGCCATGCCCGCCTGTGTCAGCGCTGGGCAGTTGCCAGCCGCGTTGCAGTTGTCGCAGTGCGGGCCTGCAGTAAGTGGATCGCCCCACTGACCCACGGTGTACTGGCGTCGCTCGTTCCAACCCTCAACACCTGCGGTACGAAAGAACACCGCGCGGTCCGCAGCGTCGCGCAGCCTGGTCATGCGCTCAATCAATTTATCGGTCGTGGTGCGCCAGGTTTTCACGGTCGGGTAGCCATAGCCACGCGGTTGCACGATCACCATTTGCACTTCGAAGTGCTCGGTGAACTTCCCGTGTACCGACTGCAGGTAGTCCATCACGCCGCGAACGTAGCAAAGTAGCTGCCAGTTATCGAACGCCTCTACCTGGCGGTATCCCAACTTCAAGTCACCCACGTACAAAATGCGCTTGGCCGCGTCCCATGCCCAGGCGTCAACCTGCCCACCGCACTCCGTCGGGTGGATGCTTGGAATCTGCACGGAGTGCTCAAGGTATACCGGGGCGCCCCAGGATCGCAGCACGTCCAGATATTCCATCACGCCATCTAGAATGTCGTCGGTAAGTTCGACGCCGTTCGGCGCAATTGTGCCCACTGGAACTGCACGACCGTTGCCAATTTCAAACGCTGCCCAGTGGCCCGCCGTACCTTCCTCGCGCACCTCGTTGTCGCCAGGGCGTTCGGGGAAGCGGGCATGCAACGTCGCATAGCCCGCGCAGCGCATCCACATGCCAGCGGCGCTAGGCCGTAGAGCGAATGCGCTCATGGTCAGGCGCCTTTCACTGCGTCAGCCTGGGCCTTGAAGCTCTGATACAGAACCTTGATCAAGTCAGGGCGCGACTGTGCCAGTGCGATCTGTGCAATACCCTGGGCATCGACCAACTTGAAGTGGCCGCATACGTGGTCAATGTGACGCTGATCCAACGTACCATCGGTGAGCAGCGGCGACAGGTAGTTCATCAGCTCGGGGAACGTCGACGGCTCGGCAGGCGCTGCTGTGATCGCCGCCAGCGGTGCCAGGGCAGCAGGCGCAGCGAGCGGGGTTTCCAGCGCAGCCATGGTCAGCGGTGCGGCCAATGCCGTCTCCACAACGAACTGGTTGGGTGAGACCTCGACAGCGGTCTGATGCGCCACGTTGGTTGGGTTGCCCAGGACGCCGCCAACCGGCAGCGCGGTAGGTGCTGCAGCGGTGGTGCCGACTTTCGCTGCCATCATGGCCAGCAGTTCGTTATGCACGGTGCTGCAGGTCAGGTCATCAACGCCCTTGCGTTTCTTCCAAACGCCTTTGGCGGTTTTGCGTTCGGCTGCATCAGAGTGGATACGCGGGTCCCAAGGCACGCCGGTCGTGTCAAGCTCGACGGAACCAGTTGTCGCGGTTGCGGCAGGGGTGACCAGTGCCGTCGCTGCTTGCGATACCGAGGCACCAAGCACAGCGGTATTGACGTTTGGGTCGGTCAGCAGTTCCAGCTTCACACCGCCGATGTTAATGGTGGGGTCCAACAGTTCGGCGATAGTGAAATTGGTTTCACCGTAGGCACGCAGCACGGCGCTGATTACAGCAGCCAGGGGGTCAACAGCAGGGGAGAAATAAATGCTCTGTTTCATCGTTTTGTTTCCTTGGTTGGGTTGCGGTGTGAAGCAATACTAGACCATAATTAACGGACGCTGCAAACGTTATTTACGGGGATTTACGAATGGCGAATTTACGGGGATACCAGCGGGAGCTTAACGCCGGTATACGTGCGGCATGGGAGGAAGGGTACCGCGTGGCCATGGGTGTGCTTCCTACCGGCGCGGGAAAAACGGTCGTGATGGGCGACGTCGCAATTCACCACGATGGGTGGGGTTGCGCTATTGCACACCGTCACGAGCTGGTCAGTCAAATTTCCCGCAGCCTGGCAAGCGAAGGGATTATTCACAAGATCATTGGTAGCGACGCAACCGTGTCGGCCATCCAGCGCGACCACTATAAAAAGTTTGACCGTAGCTGGTTGAACCAGAAGGGTCGCACCGAGTGGGCCGTTGCCAGCGTCGACACCATTATAAAGCGACCGAACGAGGAACACTTTAAAAAATCCACCCTTGCTATTGAGGACGAAGGGCACCACGCCCTGCGCGCCAACAAGTGGGGGAAGGTGTTCAACATGTTCTCGGCAACCTGCCTGGGCCTGCTGCTGACTGCCACGCCGATCCGCGCCGACGGCGCCGGCCTGGGTCGCTCATTCGACGGTATCGTCGACATGATGATCGAAGGCCCGGGCATGCGCTGGATGATCGACAACGGGTTCTTAACGGACTATGACGTGTTCTGCCCCGAGGTCGCGGGCCTGGACTTCGGCAAGGTCAAGACCACCAGCAACGGGGAACTGAGCGACGTACAGATTGCGGAGCTGTTAAAGAAGAACCCGCAAATTATTGGCGACGTGGTGCGCCATTATCTGGAGCATGCACGCGGAAAGCTGGGCATTACCTTCGCGGCCAACATTGAGGAAGCCAACAAGATAGCTGCTGCGTTCAACGCAGCAGGCGTGCCGGCCGAAGTCGTAAGCAGCTTGAGCACGCCGGACCAGCGACGCAGTGCCCTGGAGCGTTTCGAGAACCGGCAACTGCTGCAGTTGGTGAACGTTGACCTGTTCGGCGAAGGGTTCGACCTACCGGCCATTGAGGTCGTGAGCATGGCCAGGCCCACCGCGTCGCTGTCGCTGTTCTACCAGCAGTGGGGACGCGCACTGCGCCTGATGATCAGCCCAATACTGCAAGCTGCATGGGACACCTACACGCCAGCCCAGCGCCTGGCGTTCATCGCAGCCAGCGGCAAGCCGAAAGCGATCATTATTGACCACGTCGGCAACCTGCTGCGCCACCTGGGTCCACCAGATAAGGACCGCGTGTGGTCATTGGCTCGCCGTGCTCGGGGCGGTGGACAGTCTGACGCTATACCGCTGCGCTCGTGTGCGTTCTGCCACAAGCCGTTCGAACGGATCAAAGTCACATGCCCATACTGCCGCCGCGTACAGCCGCCGCCTGACCCAACGTTGCGCGGATCGCCAAAGCTCATTGACGGCGACCTGCACCTGTTGTCACCCGAGATACTGGAAGCCATGCGCAAGGGCGCTGGGCAGCTCATGGGTGCCTGTTACGTCGGTAAGGACCAGAAGGGTACGCCGGCCGAGGCAAGCATCATCCGCGCGCACACTCAACGCAACCGGGCACAACAGAACCTGCGGCATGCTATTGCCTGCTGGGCGGGCCTGTACGCCAAGGAAGACGACCAGACGCGGGAACGTCGGTTCTTCCACACCTTCAAGCTCGACGTACTGTCGGCGTTCTCCCTGGGGCGACCCGAAGCCGAGGAACTGTTAACCCGCGTCACGCAAAAAGTATTGCTTGCCGGTGCAGTAATTAACGGTCTACCATTCCCCGAAGACGTACCAAAACCACCAATGGAGCAAGTAACATGACGAACCGAGTATTGACGCAAGCTGTGTTTGATGGCGCTGGCGACGCTTACCACTGGGCAACCTACGACGCAGGGGGTAACAGGGTTCGCTTACGCAGGTTCAAACCCACTGTAGAAAACGGCGTGATCCAACGCAAGCATATTGGCGTAATGGTGCCGTGGATCACGCCTATGCTAAGTGTGCATTGCGAACCCTACGAGGACGAAATATTAGAGCGTGCTGCCGAGTACTGCACCGTTGCCCCCGCGCTGCCTGCTGGCTGGGTATCTGGTGACTTCCACGCGCCGACCATTGAGAACGACGAACCAGCACCAGCACCAGCACCAGCACCAGCACCAGCACCAGCACCAGCACCAGCACCAGCACCAGCACCAGCACCAGCACCAGCACCAGCACCAGCACCATGCGCGGTGAAGTGCTGCGGTGCGCCGAAAACGAAACACTCAAAATATTGCAACGCACACAGTCAGCCCGACGGCGGTCCGGTGAGCTTTGCAGCAGCACCCAAGTGCAATGTGTTTGACTGCCCTGCCGCTGCCCTGCCTGGTGATTTCTGCTGCGCCGGTCACGCTACGTGCCATAGCAAACTGGGCGCTACCCCGCCAACCGCCGCAGACCTGGCACCTGGGTTCGTTGAGGTTGAAACCCCGCCAACCGTTGCGCAACTGCAAGAGCACATCCGCAAACTGCACTTTGGCATATGCTTGCTTGCAGAGCAGGGCGTTATCAGCCACGAGGCAGCAATGTACTTCATGGACGGCGCACCATGATCCTGCGCACTTGGGGTGCCAAGCACGGGGTGCCGTTCGCGGCGCTCTTGGAGCTTGAACAGATGCTGGGCCTTATCGGCAGTGCTGCGCTGACTGCCGTGCAACCAGAAGGTGAGCCAGGCAGCGAGGGGCGGCAACAGTCGCTCATTCGTCTTGAGGGTGCCGACAAGGGCTATATGCTGTTCCGCAATAACGTGGGCGGGGTCAAGGGTTCCGCGCTGCGCTACGGGCTTGCCAATGAGTCACAGCGGCAGAACGATGTATTGAAGTCGGCCGACCTGATCGGCTGGCGGCGCCTGGAGTTCGCACCGGGCTACGTGGTGCCGCAGCAGGGCATGGTTATTGCGCAGTTCGTCAGCATCGAAGCCAAGGAGGAGCTGTGGTCATTCGATCCGCTTGACGATCACTGTGCCGCCCAAAAGAACTGGATGGACCTTGTACTTGCCGATGGTGGCTTTGCATGCTTCGCCACTGGACCGGGTAAACTTTAACCGTTATTATCGCCGTAACTTACGCACAACAGGAATTAGCATCATGAGCAAGCCAGTACCCGGCGCAAAGAAATACATGGCACCCGAAGCACGCAAGCAACAAATATTTGACGAAGCGTGGTGCCAGGCTGCGCACTACGGTCTATCGAAGGTCACGCGGGTCAGCGTTACTACCGAACTGGGCATCAGCGCCCCAATGGTAAACGTGCATTTCGGCGGCATCGGTGGGTTGCGCCAAGTACTGGTTGAACACGCTCTTGTACAGCGCAACCCCGAGGTGGTGGCCGACGCCCTGGCAATGGGGTACGAAATCGAAACGGCTGACGAATCGCTGCTTAAGAAAGCCCGAAAGCTGCTCGACGCAGCCTAACCAACGCCCGGTTCGCCGGGCTTTTTATTGCCCGCTTGACAGCCCGTAAATAACGGACAATACTGAGCGTACACCAACCAGCACGGAGCGCCGCCACATGAAATACCTGTTCCTCGCAATACTGGTGCTACTGAGCGTTGACCAGTACCGCCGCAGCATCGAAACCGCAGCAGTTGCCGAGCACTGCGCCAAACCATCCAGCCAGCTCAAGCTGGCCTGCATCACACGGAGTACCGCACCATGAACAACGACGAACCGAACAAGCAAACCAAAGTGTACGCGGAAGGTTTGCGCATGCTGCAGAGTCCTGCGCAAGAAGCCCAAGTGTTCATCAGCCCTCGCAAGACTGCCGCGCAAATTGGTACCGAGGTTCACGACGCTTTGCTGAAAGACGGGGAATTTCTTGGGCGCCCAATGACTGAGCCGAAAGAGTACAGCTTTGAGTGGGCAAAGCCTGCAGTCGACGTAGTAGCCGCCAGCAGCGTCGAAGACATCGCGCGCCGCCTGGGCATCGAAAACGTGTACGCCACCAAAGCGCTCAATGCCGAACTCGGTCACTTGTCGTTGACCCGGCGCCAATATGAGTCTGTCCGCATCGGCAACGATACCGTGGTCACTGTGCTCAAGGTGCGTGCTGACAGTATTGCGCTCGGCTTCGAATACGCTGGGCTGCGCTCGGGATCGAAAAACGTAATGCTTGATAGCAGTGTCGACGTTGGTACGCCAGAAGGCACTGTAAGCATCCGCGTTGCACAGATCAAAGGTCTGCAGGCTCGGTTGCATTTCGAAGCCGACCGCTCAATTAAAATCGTTCGCACGGAGTTACTGTGATGCGGTATGCGCTTCTGGTTGCAGTACTGCTACTTGAAGCCGAAGCCGTCAGGGTCATATGGCCGACTATCGCAGGCAAGCGCATTAGCTACGCTTATGCGCTTCTTGTTGTGCAGTTCGTCACGCTGCTCGGCGTTACATCGATTCTTATCGCTACGGAGTTACTGTGATGTTTTACCTACTCATGACCTACTGTATCGCCGGCCACCAATGCACCGACGAA